CATTCCCAGACCTTAACAACGTGTCATTGCAGCAGAGTTGGAGTAAGAAGGTAGGTTATGACATTATGACCCCTACAGACCTTCTGAATGCCATGTTAACAGCCGGAGAGTATGATTTACTCACAGCTAAGTGCCAGGAAGTAAGCGGCTATGATGATATTAACGAGGATGCAGAAACAGCAAAAAACTAATTGATACTGACGGGGAAGCATCCATGTTGCATTTTTGCATACAGAGGTTACATTGGACTCCCCGTCAGTATTTAGAACTTTCAGAGAAAGAAAGAGCCTTTGTTGTTGCATCTATTAGGCTAAGAATTGAAGCCGAAGAAAAAGAGCTAAAGAAAGCTAAGAGGGCGCACTAATGGCTAAAATATCAACAACAATTTCATTACAGGATAATGTCAGTAGTGTTCTCAATAAAATCAACCGCAATCTAAACAAGAGCATTGATTCGTTCAGTGGTCTTGGCTCGGCGATTGAAATGTTTGAGGGCACAGCAGTCGGGCTTTCTGCTACTTCTGGTATTACTAGGGTAACAGGCGAATGCAGTAAACTGAACAGAAGTCTTGAACAGGCTAGATCTACAGCAGGCAGGATTACTCTTGGTGACGTTATCCCACAGAGGGTGCAGAACTTCTTCAATGGTGATTTGCAAAAGTCATTCACCGACATTGATCTTGGTGACTTTGGCGGTGAAATGGAAAAGAGTTCCAGTCTCATTGATAGGTTCAAGAACAAGTTCTCCGGTGCATCTAACACAGTTTCAGCAGGAAGTAACGCAATTATTCAAGCGGCAAAGGGAATTGCAGTTACTTACGCAAGTATTGAGGGTGTAAGAGCACTTGTCAATATTACGGATGATTTGCAGAACTCACAGAACCGACTTTCTGTTATCACAGGAAACACCTCGAATGCAATCAAAGCGCAGCAGGCTATTATGGATAGTGCAAACAACAGCTATTCTGATTATGGTGACACTGTGGATCAAGTTGCAAAGCTGATGATGAATGCCCCGAACCAGTTTAAGACTGTCGGGGATGCCACGAAGTTCACGAACACGTTCCAAAAACTCGGAAAACTTGGCGGAGCATCTGTTTATGAGTCATCACAGGCTATGTATCAGTTAACACAGTCTATGGCTAAAGGAAAGCTCGATGGTGACGAGTTACGTTCCGTAATGGAAGGAATGCCACTTGTTGCTAATGCAATCGCAAAGCATTTTGGTACAGACATTGGAACCATGAAACAAATGGCGGCGCAAGGCAAGGTTACAGCAGACGAAGTAAAAGCGGCAATGTTAGAAGCGGCAGACTCAACAGACCAACAGTTCGATAAAGCCTATGCAAAATCTAAGACTTTCGGAATGGTATGGCAGGAGATTAAGAATGCCGCTCTTGCAGCTCTACGACCTGTTCAAGAGTCGCTTATAAGCCTGTGGAACTCCAGAGGTGCAAAGTTGTTTGCGGCAGGAATTGTCACAGCCTTTGTTACAGTTGCAAATGTCTTGTCTATGGTAATCAACACGATAGCAAGTATTGGTAATGCGATTGCTGATAACTGGAGCACGATACAGCCTATATTGATGGTGCTTGGTGCTGCCTTGCTGATGTATGCGGCATATCAAGGTATATGTTTAGCGGCTACAGTTACCGCTACTGCCGCCTATGTAATATATATGGGTGTTGTGGGAGCGATAACTATTGCTACACATATCTGGGCGGCCGCACAAGCCATTGTAAATGGAACACTCATGGCTTGCCCTATAACATGGATTATCATGTTAATTGTTGCGATTATTGCTATTATCATTGGTCTCATTATTGCTATTGGAAAGGTTGTGGACAGTTCACAAAATGCTGTAGGAATTGTTGTTGGTGCATTGAATGTTGGTAAGGCATTCATAATCAATATATTCCATGCAGTATTAGACATTATACTTACTGTTGTAAATGTACTCGGAAGAAAGTGGACTATGTTTGCTAACTTCTTCGGAAACATCTTGCGAGACCCTTGTGCTACCATCATTCAGACTTTATCTGGTATGGCACAAACAGCACTTAGTATTCTTGGTGGTATTGCATCTGCCATTGATGGTATTTTCGGTTCAAACCTAAGTAAGGTTGTCGGAGGTTGGAACAAGAAAGTCAAGAGTGCAGGTAATAAGTTATCTGAAAAGTATGGCAATGGTAAATATAAGGGCAAAGAGTGGAAAGATGTAAGAGCGGACGATTTCTTCAAACGTTCAGATTATTCCACCTCTTACAAGTCCGGCTACACCGCAGGAAAGAACTTTTCTAACAAAGTAGTTGCTGGCTTGAGGCATTTCACAACTCTTGGCAACGGAAAGGTAGACCCTTATAAAATCAATAACCAGATGAGAGGAGGTTCTGGTAGTGTTACGAACCCACTCAATAGGACAGCAGGAAACACAGGAAAGACAGCACACAATACAGGGAAAATTTCCAAACAGCTTGATACAACCAATCAAGAGTTGGCATACTTGCATGACATTGCACACAGGGATGTTGTTAACAAGTACACAACAGCAAGCGTGAATGTTCAGATGAACAATAAGAACACGATCAATAACACCAATGACCTTGATGATATTATTGACGGACTTGTTCTCAAAGTGAAAGAAGCACATGGACTTATTGCGGAAGGAGTATAAATAATGTATTACTTTTACCTTGGCGGTGTACTGCTGCCGATAACACCGCAAAAAGTTACTTGGGAATTAAAAAATCAGAACTCCACCACAACAACTGTTGATGGTCTTATGAGAAGTATATGGAAAAAGGCAGGATTGACAACGATTTCATTTGATTTCGAGTTGCCAATCAGCCAGTATCCATACGCAACATGTGAGTTACAAGACCCTAAGTATTATCTTGACAACTTTACAAAGTATAAGTCAAAGAAACGAGCCATTGAGTTTGTAATAACCCATGGAAATTCAGATGTTACCCAGAAGAAGAAGGTAGGCACACAGTGGTTGAATGGCAAGTATACAGTTGAAGAGTTATCCTATTCACAGGATGCAGAGAACAACAGTGATATGACCTGTTCGATAACCCTTCAACAGTATCAGCCTATTACAGCCACTAAGTTGGCTATTAAGAAGAAGAAAGTAAAAAAGAAGAGTAAGACCGGAAGAAGTGCAGGAAAGACAAAGAAGAAATTGCCTTGTAAATATGTTGTAAAGAAGAGCGACAGCATTTCCAAGATTGCCAAGAAATTCTATGGTTCAAGCGCTAAAAAGTATCGTGAACTTATATGGAAGGCAAACAAGAAGAAGATGCAGAACCCCTCTGACATTAAAAAAGGTATGAAGATTAGAATACCAAAGAAAGGATAACCCATGGCAGATACTTCACTTGTAATTGTCAATTCACAAAAATCTGCCATAGATATAACCGGTTGCGTGACAGATGCCCCGACTTACAGTACGGAGAGAGAGGGAACACCTGGTAAGTTCACCTTTGAATGTTACAGGACGAAGAACTTCAAGATTGAACGTGGAGCATCCGTCCGCTATATCTACAAGGGTATAAAGGTCTTCAAGGGATTTGTCTTTGAAACAAAGGACAATGAGCAAGGGAAGGTGAGTGTGACTTGTTATGACCAATTAAGGTACTTCAAGAACAAGGACACTTACATTTACAAGAATAAGACAGCTGATGAAGTTATCAAGATGATAATTAAAGATTATAAGTTAAAGGCTGGATCCATTGCTAAATGTAAGCACAAAATCCCGAAAGCACTTGAAGACAATAAGACCCTTTTTGATATAGTCAAGAATGCACTTCACGCAGAAGAGGATAACAAAAGGCGGTTATATGTACTGTATGACAGCTATGGCAAGTTGAACCTCAAAGATGTATCGAAACTTACAATCAAGCCTAACGTGTGGGCAATAACCTCTGATATGGTTAAGCAATATGACCTGGCACGTTCGATTGATAGCAGCACATATAACCAGATTAAGTTATATAGTGATGTAGAGTCCAAGGATAAGAAAAAAAAGACACGAAAGGTCTATATTGCAAAAGACTCAAAAAATATCGGCAAGTGGGGACTTTTGCAGTACACCGAAAAGCTAGAGGATGGCGAAAACGGAAAAGCAAAAGCAAACGCATTGCTAAAATATTACAATACATCGACACGAACCCTTTCGCTAAAAGGTGTTAAGGGCAGGCCAAGAGTAAGAGCCGGTTACAGAGTGTGGGTGCAGATTAAGCATAAGACATTGAATGTGAACAGCTACTTCATTGTAGAGAAATGTACGCATAGATATGAAGCTGATAACCATACAATGGATTTGACGTTGATAGGTGGTGATATTAACAGTGTATGATGCAAGAGACTTTCTTAGGGAAATAAAGGCCAGTGCAAGGAGCGAAAGAGAAGAAAGCAAGCCTTGTGATGTATTGCAGGGGACTGTACTTAGTGCGTCCCCTCTTACAATACAGATTTCGTCAAAAATCATACTAGACGAAGATTTTCTGATTGTTCCCCAGCACTTAACTAATTACAAAGTACCGGTTGATGTTGACTGGGAGACAAAGAGTAAAGGCGGTGGTTCTGCGGAAGCTGCATTTGCATCACATACCCATGATATTAAAGGAACATTCCAGATGACAATACGCAACGCATTGAAAGAGGACGATACTGTGTTATTGTTAAGGCAGAATGGTGGCCAGAATTTTATTGTTTTGGATAGGATAGGTGATTAAATGTTACCAGATATTGACGATGATGTTGTTCTTGAAGGTGACGAGGACGATGACGAGGAATTAGTCATTGAAAGCGACCCATCAAACACATACAAGTTAAACACGACAACTGATAATATAAGCGGTGAAGTGGATCATGTTGAAGCTGTACAACAGGCCATATACCATATTCTCACAACAGAGAGGTATGAATACCCTATCTATTCAGAAGATTATGGGGTAGAGACAAGAGACCTCATTGGTATGCCGCCAGATTATGTTTGCGCCACCCTCGAAATGCGAGTAAAAGAAGCATTAGAGCAGGATGATAGGATAGATAGCATTGAGAACTTCACAGCAGAGGTTACGAGAGATAAAGTGCATGTATCCTTTTTAGTCCACTCGACAGAGGGTGACTTTGAACAGGAAGGAGATTTTGATGTATAGCGAAGATGCAGAGGAAATCTTAGAGCGGATGCTAAACAGGGTATCTGATGATAAGGATAAGCGAGAAG